GTAAAGCCGAAAGTTCGCGTTCAACGAAAAAGGGTACAGCGTCGCCCCCGGAGAGAAAAATGAGTTTACAGATGGCTATGTTTGCGCCGGATAGCGAGTGGGTTCCCCCGTCCGAGTTTCCGGACTTGTCGGGCGCTAAGCAAATCGCAATCGATCTTGAAACACGTGACCCGGACCTTATGAAGCGTGGCCCCGGCTGGCCTGTTAACAACGGCGAGGTCGTCGGATACGCGGTCGCGGTAGACGGTTGGTGCGCTTACTACCCCATAGGCCACACCGGAGGAGGTAATTTAGACCGTCGGCTGGTTGAGAACTGGATGAAGAAGGTCTGCGCCACCGATGCGGACAAGGTTTTTCATAACGCCCAGTACGACGTGGGCTGGCTCCGGGCGCATGGTATTGAGGTCAACGGTCGCATCATCGACACGATGGTGGTCGCTAGCCTGCTTGACGAGAACCGTCGTTCTTTCTCGCTTAACTCTGTCGCCTATGACTATCTGGATAAGGTTAAGTCAGAGAAAGACCTTATCGCGGCGGCACGGGAATTTGGGCTAGACCCGAAAGCCGAGATGTGGAAGCTACCTGCGATGCACGTTGGGCCTTACGCCCAGACTGACGCCGAACTGACTTTGGAACTCTGGAACTTTTTTAAGGTAGAGGTCGGGCGGGAAGGGCTTCAAGAGATTGTTGATCTGGAGCTGGCCCTCCTCCCCTGCCTAGTAGACATGACCTCGCGAGGAGTGCGGGTGGATTTGGATGCCGCGGCAAAAACGAGAGACGCCCTGATCCGTCGCGAAAAGAACGTCGTCAGTGAAATCAAAAAACTGGTTGGGAATCACGTTGAAATTTGGGCGGCCAAAAGTCTGGCGGACGCCTTCGATAAACTTTCAGTGTCGTATCCAAGGACGACGACCGGCGCTCCCAGCTTTACGAAAGCGTTTTTAACTGCACACGAACACCCGCTGGCTAAGATGGTTGTCGATGCACGGGCCTTAAACAAGATTCAGGGCACATTTATCAGCAGCATTATGAAGCACGTCGGAGACGACGGGCGCATCCACGGTCACATAAACCAGATTCGGTCGGACGACGGGGGTACGGTCTCGGGTCGGATATCGATGAATAACCCGAACCTTCAGCAAATCCCGGCGCGAGACCCCGAACTGGGGCCGATGATACGTAGCCTGTTTTTACCGGAAGAGGGCGAAAAGTGGGCCTCCATTGATTTCTCGCAACAGGAACCACGGATCTTGGTCCACTATGCCTCGGTGTTTGGTAAAAGCCGCAGTCTTCCTCTGCGCGGCGTCGAAGAGTTCGTGGACGGCTATCGCAACGACCCGACAATGGACTTTCACACTATGGTCGCCGACATGGCTCAGATCAGTCGTAAGCAGGCGAAAACGATCAACCTCGGTATGATGTACGGCATGGGCGCTAAGAAGATGGCAGACCAGTTAGACATCCCGATGGAAGAAGCGAAGGAGCTTATAAACCAATATCACCAACGCGTTCCGTTTGTGAAAATGCTCATGCGCGGCGTGACAGACCGCCTTAACGACAAGGGGAGTTTTGGGGCTATCCGCTCCTTAAAGGGTCGTAAGTGTCGCTTTGACCTGTGGGAGCCCGACTCGTTTGAGATGAACAAGGCGCTTCCGTATCACGAGGCGGTGCGCCAGTACGGGCAAACCACTCGGCTGAAGCGGGCCTACACCTATAAGGCGCTCAACCGGCTTATTCAGGCGTCCGCGGCGGACATGACGAAGCAGGCCATGGTGGACGTGTACCGGACCGGAAAGATTCCGCTTATCCAGATTCACGATGAGCTAGCGGTTTCTGTTACCGGAAAAAAAGAGGCACAATCTATTGCAAACATAATGACAAACGCGATAGACTTGGACGTCCCCAGTCGATGCGACATTGAGATTGGCGCTAGCTGGGGTTCGGCGGAGTGATCCCTTATCCGCCTGTTACCTCCCCAAACTTACCCCGCCGGTTATTGACCTCTCCGGCGGGGTTTTTTGTTGCATAACCGCAGGAACTCTTATATGTTCCCGTACAGTTCAAAAGGAGCTTAGACATGGACACGACTAAGTGGAAGAGCATTCTTGTGCCGATCCAAACTTATCAAGACGTAAAGCAGCGATCTCAGAAGGAGGGCCGCAGTATTAGCGGTCAGCTTCAAATACACATTGCTGAATCGGAAGCCTTTCGGAAAAGCTACCCGATGGAAGCTTCACGGGTGATTTTGGATGGCTAAGGTCGTAGCAGATTTTCGCGATAAGCCGATTAAGAAACGGACGGCCATAGGCGCTAGCCATCTTTCGCGGCCTAAGAACAAGCACAAGAAGCGGAGCTTTAAAAAGTACCGCGGACAAGGCAGGTAATGCTTTCCGCAGCCTTGCTGTGCCTCGCTACCGCGGTGTATTTCGAGGCACGGGGAGAACCTACCGTCGGCCAAGTGGCCGTCGCGGCGGTCATTATGAACCGCGTCGAAGACCGACGATTCCCGAACGACGTTTGTAGCGTAGTTAAGCAAGGACCGCTCTACCGGTCAGGTGCGCCCGTTCGCCACAAATGCCAGTTCTCGTTCTATTGCGACGGCAAGAGCGACAGGATGCGCGACAGGGCGGCCAAGCTTCGCGCCACACGGATCTCGGAATTGGTTCTGTCCCGGACAGTTATGGACCCTACCGAGGGTTCAACTTTCTATCATGCCGACTATGTGCTACCTAGTTGGGCGTCAACAAAATCCCGCGTCGTTCAAATAAACAAGCACGTGTTTTACAAATGGTCTCAGCCGAAAAACAGAAAAACCTTAAAGATCGCAAGATAGAACGGGGCACGCACGAGCTTCGAAGATGCCTGACTTGTTTAGAAATAACGGTTGTTGAAAAAGGAATGTTCATATGCCCGGAGTGCAAAGACTCCGGGATATTTGGTGGCCTTAGTAATTGACCTGCGCGGAGTCCTCGCATACTCTTTGACTGGGTCAAGGATTTCAGTTCTTACCCGTCTTCTCCGTGGTTGAAGCGCCCTCGCACTGTCCCATCTGTGCGGGGGCGTTTTTTTTGTTGACGGTCTTTGTATGGGAGTTTATAAGGGGTGGTCTTTAACCAAGGAGATTGATATGAGCGACTACTTAAACGCAACGGAAGAGGTTCAAGACTGGTCTACTGCCTTGAGATGGGTCGATAAGGCGGTTCGGTCCGAGGCCGAACGGTTACAGGATTGTGCGGGCCTGCAAAATCCTGAAAGCTTTTTAAAGGCCGAGGCCCTCCGGGCTGCTTGGAAGAGGATTCAAAGAGGATGAAGCTCTACACAAGTGAAGACGAATACCACGAGTTGGCTGCCATCACGCAAAAAGGTCGTTCGAAAAGCGTCGGCGTTCCGCGTAAGATGGTCCGCAAGATGATCTTGGATCACGGGCGCATGGCGGCAAAGCTGGCCGTACTTAACGTCAGCATCGAACCCGGAAAGCCGGACGAGTGACCGAGACCCGCATTTAATAGGAGGAAGACATGGAACAGCTTATCACTATTTTTCTCGAAAACTTTATCCGCGTCGTTTTCGGCTAATGCCGCCGTTTAGGGTAACCGTCCGCTGCCGAGAATGCGACGGTTTCGGTCAGCTAGCCCGACAAGCCAGCGAGACGCTGGAAATACGCCGCCCGTGCCCAAATTGCTATGGCGAGGGTCAGCAAGTTTTTTACGAGCCGATGTACGAAAGTATTGAAGAGGTTCGTAAGGATTACCCTGACGCAGCCAATATAAAAGAGGTGAAAAAGTGACTGTTAAAACGAGACTGCCGATAACAATTATTGATGAAAACGGGGTGCCAAAAAAAGTAATGGCCGTGATCTACGCGGACCGCCCCGCGGACCACGAGCCTATTGAGCCGAAGGCGGTGTGGGCCAGCAACACTGTTGATATGGAATGACCGTGATGGGGGATGCAGAAAACAAGAAAGCCGCCGTTGAAGAGGCGCATCGCGACTACAAGGGTAATATCTCTGCCGACTTAAAAGCACATTCGGTTATCGATTTTTTTGTGCTGGAGACCACGTTACCTCACTGGTTTAACCAAGGCGTTAACCATGAAATCGATGAGATAAAGCTTCAAAAGGAACAGGTGGATTTTTCAGATCAACTGGTTGGTCAGATCAACGAAGGTGAACAGATATATCTCGACAAAGATTACTGCGACCCGTTTCACGGAGTTTACGGGGTCGCCGAGTCCATGGCTATGCAGTACGTGCAGCAGTTCTACGCCTCGCAAGAAGACCTTAACTGTCCCTACGTCGCGGCGAACTGCTACGAAGCTTGGGTGGTTGACAGTCTTCCGGGTGACTACAACCCAATTCACGACCACGGTAAGCGCACCGCTGCCGGGTTAAGCTTTGTTTACTGGACGCGAGTGCCGGAAAATATGCGTAACTCGGAAGCCGTTACCCTGAAGAGCGCTTCTCGGCAACTGGACGGCTGCCTGACCTTTGTTAACGGACCCGCGCTTCAAACCGCCCACGCGGAACTTAGGACTTCTAAGGTGATAACCATGGACCCGCAACCGGGCCGGTTTGTTATTTTTCCGCACTGGCTCAACCACATGGTCTATCCGTACAAGGAAACAATCAACTCCGACCAGCAGCCGGAACGGGACCGCAGATCAATCGCAGGGAACGTCGCCCTTTTTACGAAAGAGCAAATAGTCGATAAAAAGGACGAAGATTAAAGTTTTTGGAAACCGTATGACACGCCCGATTTACGAAACGCCGCAAGACCTGACCAATCAAGAAAAGCTTCTTCGGCAGGCGTTGTTTGCCCTAAACCCCCGACAATCGATTAAATATACGCGGTCCGCGGACCTTGCTCCTTACGACTATGTGACCGAAGACCCGCACATTATCTTTGAAATAAAAAGCAGAAACCTTCGACAGGACCGGTTCGACACCTACAAAATATCTGCCCAGAAGATTGATCGAATCAATGCGCTTGGCGAAGAGTCCGGCCTACCTGCGGTGTTGGTTGTTGGCTGGACCGACAAATGGGGTTGGATGCCTCTTTATAGTCCGAGGCAAGAAGTGACAACCCTCAAGACACTGCTCCGCGATGGAGAAGCGCAATCCTGCACGTGGGGCCGCACCGACCGGGGCGATTCGTACGACGTTGAAAAATCGTACGAGTGGCCTATCCGTCGTTTCCGCATTTTCGAATACGCTGACCTCGAAAAAAAATAGTCGATTCCGGTTGACCGGGTTGCGGATGTCTAGTAATGTCCCATACCTCAACCAACCACGGAGATTATTATGGATAAGAAATACATCGCGGCGACGATTGCGCTGCCAGCCGAAACGGTCGAAATGCTGGACGAGATTCGGACCTGCATGGAAGTCAGAACCGGGATCACCAAACTTAGTCGTCGGCAGGTAATTGAGTCGCTCATATCTCAGAAGATGGACACGCTCTACCACGTCGCCGAAATTGCACCGGCAGAAAGTCTCCCACCGGCTCCAGCCTTGCCAACCTGCGGGGACGCCGAAATTGCACCGGCAGAAAGTCTCCCACCAACGCAAGAAACTCGCGTTGCCGACTTTTCGAGGGCCTCCCTCGAAGTAACGAACGAGATGATTGACCGGGCGAGAGGGCGCGTGTAATGGACCCGCTTCGTTTTTGGCGGAAGATGCTGAACCGCGTTTTATCGTTTGACGACGATAAGCGCGGCGCGGCGCTTTCCGAGTTTCTGGAAAAAGAGCCGAAGAAATTTACGAACGTAAACAGGTATACCCGGGCCGGTAAGAAGCCCAAAAAAATATACTGCCCGGACTGCGGCACGTGGACCGAGGTATATCACTTCGCTTGGTCACGGTTGAAGTGTCAGGCCTGCGGTGCCGAGAACTTGAAAAATGATTGGTTGGTGGAATATGTCGAATAGCAGTGCGGCAGACATCCTCGGGCTGGATCTCGTAACGAACGAGTACCTAGTCCGTAAGCTTCGCGAACGTGCGATGGACGTGGAGTGGACCGGGGGCGACGAAGCAGAGGCCGAGCGCCTCCGCTCACGGGCCACGGAACTGGAACAAAACTGCTCGAAAGTCGAGTGGGTTATATAGGAGAAGACATGCCTAAGCGTCTTTTAAATATCGCCATGGGTTGGGACTTAGCCCCCATCGAAGGGCGAAGCAGTAAGGGTCAACCCGACACTCACTGCCAAAACTGTGGGGCGGGAGCCTCGAAAGCAGAGAGCCGGTGGTACGAAAACCCCGACCCAATTACGGGTGAGTTTCCGTTCTACCTTTGCGCAAAGTGCGCGTGGGAGGAAGAGAAGTTTTATCGGCGGGAAGCCGAATATGAGGCTTGGCTGGACGAGCAGCACCGGCACGAAAGGGAAAAGCCCGCTCTTCGGGAACAGGACGTTGAGGTGCTAGACGATTACCGAGCCGCGCCTCGCTTTTAATTTGGAGGAGCCCACATACTCAGCTTTCGCCGAGCGGTGCGAAAGCAATGAAGCAGTCCTGCGGACCACAAGTCCGTCAAATTCCCGGGGTTCCCGCCGTCGTCGGTGCATTGAGGGAGTAAGGCTGCAACCGCGTTATCGGGGGAAGGGTTTACTTACTGGCCCTTCCCCTCAACTTTACCGGAGGAGAAATAAGAAATGAGTAACGGGCTTATAAGCCGCCGTCGGCGTTCTCAGTTCCACACTTGGGACGAAATTTGGCGAGTCTTTTACATGTTCCCTCCCGCCATGTGGTGGCAGGCATTATTTCCTCGAAAAGAAAGATAGATTTATGAAAACAGAAGAAACGCCCTGCAAGCATATACCATTCCACTTTACAGGCCGAGAAGTGTCCGACCGGTACGGCAAAAAATTTCCGACTTGCGAAAAGTGCGGACTCTCGAAAAAAATGTATGATTATCTGAGGCACCTAAGATCAGGTAAAACGTAATGAAATCAGCGACTTAGGGTGCGACACTATGTCGCATGTACATATGGGATAAGATGCTTTATTATAATACATAATAAAGAGGCACAAAAGCGCCCGGCTCTTTCTCATTGTGAATACGACACCAACCTGTTGAGTGGCCCGTGGACCATTAACCACGGAGTAACTCAATGACAGACCACACACTTAAAAACGGACGTACCTTCCTCGCCATCACTGCCGGATACTACGGAGAGTGGGCCAAGGCCCGCGACCCCATTACCGCCATCAAAGACGTGGTGAAACGCTCCGGAAGCCAAGCTGCCAAAGACGGCGTCGCCGTCATGGTAATGTACGGCCCAAGCGAGACGCTAAACTGCGGCCCGCTGGGCGGCTTCACCTACCAAGCCACGCCGGAAGAGAGGCCAACCCCAATAGGGTTGTTCTTCTGTAAAGGACGGACCATCAAGCCGATGAAAAAAGGCGACATGAATCCAGACCATCCAGACCACGAAGAATGGGTGGACCAGACATCTAACGACATCGAAGAGGATGTCGCGTACTGGATAGAAAAGAACGAGAACGCAGCTTAACCACTAATCACGGCCCACGGGCCTCTTAACAGGTTGGAGTTAAAACGATGCCTGAGACGAGCCGGGGGCTTTTCATAAGGAGAAAACCAATGGAAAAATACGAACTCGAAAAATACGAACTAATTAAAATAAAGAACGGCAAACGACATAAAGTTTGTGAACTTCAGGAAACAGCCCCCAAAACATGGACGTTTAGCGCCGAGTACGACGAGATGCCTTATTTCGGTCTGGACGACACCGAGGTAACCGAGCATTTAGGGGAATACCTACACGGCTACCTAACGGCCATATCTTCTCTCACTAGGGGATAAAGACCACCAATCACGGCCCACGGTTCTTCTCAGAGATCAGTTCTAGTTCTCCCTATATATATAGGGCTGAAATTATTTTTTTCTGAAAAAAAAATTTTTAGCGTGGAACACGTGGAACAACGGAACAGAAATGAGTAACCCACTGTAATTGAATAACAAAGTCTGTTCCATGTGTACCCGATTCTGTTCCATGTGTTCCACGGAATATCCGATATGACCCGCGCGAGCAGTTTGTTTTCGAAAAAAATCTGATTTTGGGCCTATATATAGAAGCGGTTTTGTGGCAAGACTAGTGCAGATTAACTGTTGAAAGATGTCTACTATGCCGCGCAAGACTGTCCGCAAATCTGACGACCCGGATTGGGTTGAAACAAGGGGCCGGAAAAAAGTTAGCACTCAGACCACCTTGACCCGCAAGCAGGAACTGTTTGTAAAAGAACTGGTCAGCAAGGACGGGCAGATCACGCTTAGGGAGGCCGCTATAAACGCGGGCTACCCTGCCAGTAGCGCGCATAGCCGGGCGTACGAACTTACGAACCCTGACCGCTCTCCGCACGTTGTAGCCGCTATTCGAGCTTACCGGGACGAGCTAGACGTTAAATTCGGCGTCACCTATCAACGGCACCTACGTGATCTGCAAACGATCCGAGACATGGCGCTGCAAAACGGCGCATATAGCGCGGCGGTCCAAGCTGAGTACCGACGCGGTCAGGCGCAGGGCGACATCTATGTTAGCAAAAGTGAGATTCGACATGGATCGATAGACTCTATGTCTAAAGACGAAGTACTGAAAGCCTTAGAGGATATAAAACAAAGCTATGCCCCGATTACCATCGACATCACTCCCGAAGAGCCGGACAATTCCGCAAACCGCAGCAAAGCGCGAGAGCGGCTTGTG